AGGTCTGTGGCGCTTGTAAACAAGGACGTTTTCTTCCTGTCAAATGACGGAATAAGGTCGATCTCGCGGTCAATGGCGGATGACTTCTCGACAGTTGGTTTGACAATCAGCGAATCAGTCAAGGACATCATTGCCAGGATCAATCGCAGTTATGTGGAAACCGTGAACGCTACGTTCCATAATAATAGGTATCTGATGGCGATCCCGCTCGATACGGCAACAAAGCCAAGTCACGTTCTGGTCTACAACTCAATCTTCAACTCGTTCGAAGGCTTGTGGGAAATACCAGCAGCCAGAATGGTCGAGACAAGTTTTAGCTCTGGATTTACAACCAATACGCCAAAACTTTGCATTGGGACAACTACGTCGATGGTTGGTCACTTAACCGACTATAAGGACGGAGACACGGTTGACTCGACTACTGGATTCCAAGACTTTGGTACTGGGTATACAAGCAGGATCACGACCAAGGCATATGAGTTTGATGATCGCTTTGCGCTTAAATATGGATCGCATTATGAGATCGAGTTCTATTACTCTGGATCTACGAACGCAACGATCAGCATGCGTAGGGATACAGATGGAAACGACATTACGCTTGGTACTAGTGTTGACACAACATCACCCAATGGGATCACACTTCCGTTTAACCTGCCAGCATCGTTTAGCTCCCAGGTTGTAAAGCGCAGGGCAGATAGCCTTCGTTCTTACGAAAAATGGCGTAATATGAAGTTGAAGATTTCGGCTCCAACCCAAAAGCTTGCCATTCGCGGGATTATCATGGCAGCCAACCCAGACACAATCCAGATTCAGCAGAATATATGACCCAGGTAGAGTTCCTTGAGAAAAGCGGTGTTTCGGAGTCTATGTCACCTAATTTCAGCGATTGGGTGGCCTGGTTCGATAAGCATGGTCTTATGGGAACTATAAGAGATAAAGAAGGAGATATCATGGGTGTTGCGCTTGCCAGGTGTATTCCTGCTGGCGTAGCACCAGACCATTATGTCCACGACGAGTCTGGTGATAACGTATTTGTTGACTTGTGCGCTACTAGTGGTATTAGAAAGGCTGAGTCGGTAGACCCGCTCAAAGGCTTGCTATTGATCCTTTTGGATCGATTTGGACCACGCAAGCGAATCATTTTCAACCGTCTAGGCAAACCAAAGGAGTATGATTACTATAAATTTATGAGAAAGGCATTATCTTAATATGGGAGGTCGAGCGCCATCAATTCCAGCACCGCCACCACCGCCAGATCCTAGTGCGGTAGCACAGGCAAATGCTGAAATGTATCGGAAAAATATTGATACATATATCGAGAAATCTCCAGCAATGGCAGAGCTTGAAAACAAACTTCGCGTCCAGTATATGCCACAACAGCGTGAACTTGAAAGGCAGTTGTCTGCGCTAGACCAAGCTGCTTCAGTTCAATCCAATCTTCAATTGGAACAGCAATATGGTGGCCAGCGCACCTTGGAAGCACTTCGCAGACAGTTTGAATATTCTCCAGAAGCCTATGCTTTGAATAAGGGACTTGGAAGGCAAATGACATCACAATTCTCACGTCTTTACGGACAGAGTCCTTATGGAGCAGTTCAACCAGAGGTTGCATTTTCACCAAATAATGGGCCTATGAATTATTATTCAAAAATTGGAAGCAATATTTCGAATCCAAATATAACAACTTAATATGGCAACATTATCAGCAGAACAAATGGCGCTTTTGGATAAATATTATCCAGATACTGCAAGACAAATGAGGGAGCTTGATGCAGCAAAAGATCTTCAAGCAAATTCTCCGAATATTTTAAATAATGCATATGCTGAACAAATTGGTCAAATAGGCGACTATGCATTGCAAAACAGACTTGGTACTCAAAATTTTACAGGCTCTCTTGCGTCACTTTCTGGAGCTAGGAATTATGGCGCATCTGATCTTGGTTCAAAATTAAACTTCCAGGTAACAGATGACCAGATTATAAATGATTACAACACATCAAAACTAAATTCACTTAAATCAATTATTGATAGGGGAAATACACAACTTGTAGGAATTCAGCAAAAAATTGCATCTTCAAATTCACTTTTAAACAGCCTGTCAAGTAATGATGTAAGAAGACAACCAACTCTTGATGCGATAAAGTCATTAACAGAAGACCTATCAAGTGTAAATTCTGCAATTTCTTCAGCTCAAAAACAAGTTACAGATTTTAAACCAATTACAGCAACAGATACTGCTGGCCAGAAGGAAATCACATCATTTAGGGAATATCTTCAATTACCAGAAGAAAGGGCAACGCAACAATTAAAGCAAGTAGATCCAAAGGCATATGAAACAGCAGTTGCTCTTGGTGAAAAATATCGAAACTTGGCTGCCGAGCCACTCCCTCCGACAACATCTCAACAGACTGAAGATCTTCGCAGTCAGCTAGAACAAGAAGCGATTAATCAGTTAAAACTTGGATCGACTCTTGGCGCTGAAGAGCGCAGGGGATATGAACAATCCGTGCGCGCTGCTCAGACTGCTCGCGGTAATATCTTTGGAGTAGCACCTGCAACCGAGGAAGCAGTCACGACTGGCCTACTTGGCGAACAGCGCAAGCTCGCTCGTTACGGAGCAGCCCAGCAGTTCCTGTCTTCTGGCCAGACTACTGGTGACGCGCTTCAGCGTGATCTTGCACTTCGTGATGCGTTATTGCAGAGCAGGCTCGGAGCAGCGTCAAGCTTTACTGCTAGTGGACCATCATTGTACAATCTTGGAACCGCCAGGACAAATCAACAAAATGCAGCATTCCAATCATACATCCAGGCGAACCAAGCACTTCCTGGCCAATTTGGCCAAGGTGCAAGCACAGCGCAACCTTTCTATCAAACCACGAATCCAAATGCACCTCTTCAATTGCAACAGACCGCTGCATCTCTTTACAACACATTGGCGAATTATAATGCCAGCACTTATGGAAACTATCTAAATGCATATAATAACCAACCAACGGCAGCCCAGACATTCGGTCAGATCGCTGGAGGTATTGGTAATATTGCAAGCCCATTAACAGCTCCATTTAAATCATACTCTATCCAATAACATGGCAGACCTAGTAACATACGGACCATGGACTTTGTATAAGAGTCCAGAATATGATGCTGCCGTACAGGCCAAGAAAGATGCGCAGGCTGCCGAGCTTCAAAATAGATTGCTTCAGCAGGAATCATTGCGCATGTCAATTGATAAGGCGAAGAAAGAACAGGAGTTTCTTCAGAGTCCAGCGGGACAAGAACAGGCGCAACTTGAGGCAGACAAGATAAGGCTTAATGTCGAAAAGCTGAAAGGAGATATTGCTGATCAAAAAGAAAGGGCGATGAAAGCATCTCCAGGGTATGCTCCAATGGAGGCTGCTCGACTTGCAAGTTTGCGATCTCAATTGCAGGATGAACTTAATACGCAACAAGGATTGCTTTCGGATGTTAATAATCGCGTATCGAATTTAAAATCTGCATCTACACCTTTACCTGCTGGAACTTCTGGACCTGTCATGGAGAAGGATATGGCTACTCGCATGATGCGCCCTGCGCTTGACGTTGAGGCCAGCATGCAACAAAGGATTCCAGCGACTTCTGCTGCACTTGCTGCAACAAATAAACAGCTTGGTGAACTTGTTGGAACCGTTCCGATTCCAGAAAATCTTGGTGGTGGAACTGCTCCAGCAACGGCAGATATTAGTTCTATTTACAGAGAAAGATTTGAAAAACTTGTGCCAATGAAGGCACAGGGCATTGCCTACATTAATTCTCTCCAACCTGGTTCTCCAGAACGCATGGCAGCAGAGCAGACACTTGGAAAGATGACTGGTTATGAAGACGCGCAGACCAAGAAGGCTGCTGAAAACGCTCTCAAGATCCCTGGACTAGAAGGAATGGCAAGCACCGAGAAAGGTGCAAAGCAAGTGCGTGATACTATCCCAGACTTCATTTCTTCAGTAGGTGGTATTGACGAATTGCTTACTCTTGGTGACAAGATAACAAGGAATCCTATTGATAGGCCAATATTAATGGCTCGCGCAGACGCTATTAGAACAGCACTTGCTGGACAGATGCGTATTGCAATCGGTGGGCCTGGAACAATGACCGAGCAGGATAGGAATATATTAATGACAGCAATCGCAGATCCTACAGCAGTAATTAATATATTTGCATCAGATAGGCTTAATGAATTGAAAAAGATTTTGGCAAGAAAGTTTATTGCAGATGCAAAAGCAAATGGATTTTCAGTTCCATCCATACAGGGTGTTATTGATGCTCATTCAGATCCAAATGACATAGGTCAATTTGGTGGATTCCCAAGCGAAGAGGCAGCTAGAGCTGCTGGATATAAAGATAATGATAAGGTTATGATACGAGGAAAAGTCGGTACTCTCACTCCTTAATTATATGGGATTTATTACAGACGATCAAACTGCTGAACTAACTGCAAAAAAAATGCAGAGTCCAGATGTTGCACCGCCTCAAAGAAGCGTTCCAGAATTCCTTCAGAGGGAAGCTGGTCTAATTGCGCGCGAAGCAATTACACCAAGTACGGTTGGATTAGTAGCTGGCGGTGCTGTTGGCGCTCCATTTGAGGCTGCTGCGCCAGGGGCGCGCGTTGGTGCTTCTGCTGCCTTCTTGGCAGATATTGGAGCTAAAGTTTACAATTCACTTGTTGCCAAAGGCGAGGAAGGCAAGAAGGTTCCAGAATTAAGCGCTGTTCTTGAGGATATCAAAAATCAGATTGGCCTACCAAAGCCAGAAACTCCTTTTGAAAGAATCCAATCCAAGGTTGTTGGAACTACTGCAGAAATGGCTCCGCTTATTGCTGGTGGCCAATTAATGGCTGGCATGCAAAATCTTCCAAAGATAGCCAAAGTTGGTGAATTTATTGCTGCCTCTCCTGGTGTCCAAGCTTCTGCTGGAGCTGTTGGATCTGCGCTTGCATCGACTGCCAAAGAGATGGGCATGAAGGATGAACTTGGTCAGTCTTTGGTTGGACTCGCTGGCAGCTTGGCAACGCCATCCATAGCTCGCATGGGACAGGTTGCTGTTACGGCTAAGAAACTTGGTGTTGCAGCTCCAATAGCTCTTGCATCTGGCGTTGCTGGAGTGACTGAATTCTCAAAGAATCTTGCATTGAATGCATTGAGAGGCTTTAAAAGCCAAGCGGAATTAGCTAAGAATATAGCTCTTTATAAGGAGGCTGGAACTACTCCTACGCTCGCACAAGCAGTTGAGCAGCCTTTAATGCAAGCGATTGAAACGACGACTGGAAGATTTCCAAGCGGACTGGCAACAATGCGCGAGAAGGGTCTTGCACAGCAGGCCGAGGTAGGGAAGCGCGTTGAAGAGCTTCGCAAGCAGATTTCCAATGTAACCGAACCAGTCGAGGCTGGAAGAGCTGTTCAGAAAGGCTTCTCCGAGGTTTTTGTTCCTCGCGCAAGACAGGCACAGAAAAATCTTTACAGCGCATTCGATGCTTACATGCCAGAACGTCTACCAGTCGATTCGGACAATACTGAAAGAGTATTGAATGAAATGGTAAACAAGATATCCAACGCTGCTCCATCGCTTCAGAAGGAGTTTGCAAATACAAAATTGTCGTCAATTTTGAATGGCATATACGAAACAAGGCAAATGAATCCGCAGGGCAAGATTCCATTCAATGTGTTAAAGGATTTGAGGACATCGATCGGCGAGAAGCTTTCTACTGTTGATTTAACTCCAGAAGTATCCAAGGCGCAGTATCAACGAGCATACGCTGCGATTACAAGGGATATGGAGGCAGCAGCAGCAAATCAAGGGCCAGAGGCATTGGCTAAATTCAAAGAAGCAAATGCATTCACTAGGAAATTCCATGAAACAATGGATAATGTCCAAAGCCTAATCATGGATAAGAATCCAGAGGATGTTTACCAAGCGCTTGTTGGCGGAGCGCGAAATGGGCCTACTAGGCTGAAAGAGATTTTTGATATTGTTCCAATGGATGCAAGAAAAGCTGTTTCATCTGCATACATTGCCAGAATGGGTAAAGCTGTC